GGGACGCTACTAAAAAAGTTGATACACTCTTTCAATCCAAACTAATCTCTCCAGAAGAAGTCAAAATAGCCAAGTCTGTTCTTAAGACACGCCCACAGAAGGTGGATATATTAAAGGCTAAGGATACTGTTAAGTTTCATATAGTGCGGTGGTCTCCAGAGGAGGTCTTAAAGGGGTATAAGGAGTTAAGAGACGGTCGCAAATATACATTAGAAGAGGCTTTCGGTTCTCCTATCATAACTAAGTTAGATGTTGTTGCTCTAATCCAAGGGCGTTATACAGAACTATCTATTGTCTATGAGTTCCATAATGGAGATGAAGTTCTTAATCCAGATGATATAGACCCAGAACGCTCCCTAAAAGAGAGTATTATGTTATTGAAATCAGAAGGTAATCTATTCAAGGTTATTAAACGCAAGTTTGCTTTAGCAAAACTTAAGAACGATATACCACGAGTAGAGAAATACAATGCTATTCTAAACTCTGAACTGGGGAAACTCTATGTAGTCTATTCTGATGTGAAGACCTTAGCAGAACTCTTAGAAGACCAGACAGTCCCTAAAAATAGAGTAGTAGATGCTATTGCTGGGTTCAAACACCGCTTAGCCCGTATTTACTCTTTAGAGGATTATCTGAAGACAGAGAGTGCCATACTTACCAAGTTAGACACTGCTATGAAGGTTTCTGACCCACTTCCTATACTCAAACAAGTCCAAGACCAACTCCTACACCACCTATCCAAGGCTACAACCCTATATGGTGGAGAACTCCATACTTAGCCTATCATATAGAAAAAGACTATAGTGTTTCTCACTTTTGAATAAAATACCCGGTTCTAATAGAATGCCAAGCCTTTCTTTTGATAAAGTCAAGGGTGCTAAGCCAATCGCTATTGTCAAAGGCGGGAAATACGAGAATAAGGTTCTCTATATCCACGAGGACGACCATAAGGGAGATAAGCCCAAGTTAGAGATTAATCCTAACAACTATGCTACTGAACTAAGAGACCTCAAACCCCAAGAACGCACTAAACTTATTACACGCCTTCAAGAGGCTTATTCCAAGGGTATGGCTTCAGAACAACTGATTAGTGAAACCGCATTAGCCAAGAAACTCTACGACCGCATAGTATCTGATAATGTCAAGACTACTAAGATTGATTTACCAGATGACGGTCAGTTCCAGTTAGTCCCATCTCCAGACCCAGAGAAGAGAGAAGTCTTCTATATAGCGGGTGCTTCCGGGTCTGGTAAGTCTTATATAGCAAGAGGCATAGCCGAATGTTATAAGAAACTATTTCCAGATAGAGAGTGTTATTTGATTTCAAAGTTAGGAGAAGACAGCACTCTGGATGCTCTACCTTTCCTAAAGCGTATCAATATTCAGACATTTATTGATGACTATCCCGAGTTAGACGAGTTCAAGGACTGTTTAGTTATATTTGATGACTATGATACACTAACTGGTAATGCGGAAAAAGTTGTTAGTAAGTTAATAGATGACCTCGCCACTATGGGTCGCCATACTAACACTACTATGTTGTGTCTGTCCCACTACCTTACCAACTACAAGAAAACCCGTCTCCTCCTCAACGAAGCAACCCATATCATCGTATATCCTATGGCAACCTCCTTCCACGCCCTCGGCTATTTACTCAAAACGCACATAGGAATGACTAAGGATGATGTTAGAGATTTGAAGAAGATGGGTAGATGGGTATGCGTCTATAAGCATTATCCTCAATGGCTACTATCAACTCAACACGCCAGAGTTCTCAACCAGTAATGCCTTCTTAGTCTTTCTTACTTTCTTAACCCCGGTGTGCTTTGCTAAACACTTATCACAAAGATATATATCCGTTCCATCCCTATCGGTTGGTTCATTCCCCCACCATTGTAAGAGATTAGTTGTGTCATCGCATCTCCTACAAAGAACTAACTTACAATGACTACACTGCGAACCGCTATAATCTCCTATCGTTGTTTGTGTCTTACACTTACTACACTCCATATATAATAGTATAGATAAATCTTTATGTATCACTGCGTCCCCTAAACTCTAAAGAAATGGCGTTCCAGAGTAGATGCCATCCCCTCCGGAACAACACGCTATTAACTTTCGCTTTATTTACGAGAATGGTGTATGGGGTAATAACGGTGATAAATACTATAAGGGTTCGTCTGGTGATGGCTCAAAGATAGAGAATGCTATTCATTATGTCTGCTTTATTCGTGGTTGGCTATTAGGCTCTGGGTATAAATCAGTTGTAGATGCTGGATGTGGAGACCTTAGACACTTCTACCCCCTTTACTGGGATACTGGGATTGAATATACGGGATATGATATTTATCCAGAAGTCATCAAGGCTCATAACTTAGAACCCCACTACCAGAATGAACTATGGCACTTTGAAGAAAAGAACTGCTATATGGAGCGTGATAGTATGCGTTCAGCAGATGTCCTAATACTCAAGGATGTCCTACAACACTGGACGGATGATGAAGTTATTAACTTTATGGATTGGGCTACGACTTGTAAGAAGTATAAGGCAATCCTAATCACTAACTGCTCTGGACTACCCAATGCTACTCTGGATACGCCCGGTAGATGGAGGGGTCTCAACGAGGAACACTTCACACTAAAGAAATACAATCTGAAATCTCTATTCAAATACTCTACAAAATGCGTTCTTTACTGGAGGTCTCAAGAGTAGTTTTGGGCTATGTGGATGGGGTTGGACGGGGTTGGGCTTTCCGCACATATAAAAATCCAAAAAAATCATATACCTATCTTATCATATACAAAAACTATATGATACTATAGACATCATATTCTCCTTTTATATATAGAGAAAAAAGCACGGCTAAAAAAGTTTGCGGAAAGGGCAACCCCGCCCAACCCACTCTTAAGAGTTCTTTTGCTCTAATAGTAGCGTATTTGAAATAGTTTGTATCATTCGTTCTAAAAGGGTCTTCATCTCTTCTAAGTTTGTAGTTAGTTCCGGGTTCTTTGATAGTTCCCAGCATACGGTAGTCATAGTATGTAGTCCCTCCAATAGTTCAACACATTTCTGTGGAGATATTCTTGGCATCTATTATAATGGAGACATACTTAGCGTCGGCGGGAGTATCCACGGGTTCAATAGCAATATTATTTATTCTATACAAGGTATGGATGTCTATTAAAGGTCATCGTCTTGTATCAGATTGTTGTGGGAAGTTTTATGAGGTTGGGGTAGATGTTCGTGATATGCCCCCAACTCCAGTGAAGCAAGAAACTGATAGTCGTCCTCCTCCTTCTTCTTCTCCAGAGGCACTGTCTTCAGAAAGTCTGACCGTATCCGTTCCAAAAGAGCCAGTGCGTCCGTTGGATTTAAAAAAAGCATCATCTGTCCGTAGGCATCTGCCCCAGCCAGTTGAGGAGGATAAGAGCGTTCCCTAATAACAGTCTCCATCCACTTCTGAACCCATTCTATTTGTTGATAGGCTAAGTCTTTTTTATAATCAAGGATTTTCTTAGCCTCCGATTTCGTCATAGTCAGTTTAACTGGTTTGAACTTCTCCAGTTCTTTTTCTATGCTCTTAGTGGGTGTTGGTTCTGATGAAAGCACCTTCTTCTCTTTCTTGGGTTTCAGAGGACTACCCCACATATTCTATTCTATAGTATAGATTAGAATGTCTGAGCGTGGCTTAGGACGCATAAAATCATACCCATTGTCTGATGCCGATATTAGAAAGATATTAGGAAGAGACATTAAGATTATCACATACCCGGACTTAGGGAAAATGTCTTCTATAGATGAAGCCTTTGATGCTAAGGGGCGTTGTATAATGTTATATCTGACCGAGAATGATACTACGGGTCATTGGGTCTGTATGCTAAATAAGGGTGATAGGATAGAGTTCTTTGACCCCTATGGAGAACCACCAGAACAAGCCTTAGAAAGTGTCCCAGAAGAGAATAGAGAAGCCTTAGGAGAAGATGAACCACTATTAACTCGTCTATTCAGAGCATCTGGTAGAAAGATATACTATAACACATATCCATTCCAGAAGGAGAAGAAAGATGTCAATACTTGTGGTAGGCATAGTGTAGTCAGATGTTTATACGCTCCTTACTCTTTAGAGAAGTATAAGAAGGTTATGGATAGTTCCGGTATGACACCAGACAACTTCGTATCGGCACTGACCGCAGAAAAGTTAGGCAAATAAATCTATTACTAAGTATATAGAATGAGCGGACGCTTCACATATCAGTCTTCGTTTGAGAGTATTGGTAATGTGAATGACCCGGATATTGTGTATTACAACGCCAGTATCGTCAATAACAACACTGATGATACGCCGAGCAACAATACGCTAATAGACCCCCAGATTAAGTTTAACGAAACTCGTGATACGGCTATTATCAAGGATGCTTCTAAGTATCAGTTTAGTATCATTCGTTTTGTGCTGAATGGTGCTAATAAGGATTTACCACTCTTCATTCCGGCTATACAGAGTTCTACGGGTCAGACAGATGTTAATCTAACAGAGTATGGATTTGGTATTACTTGGGAAGGCACAGTAGGAACAACAGTCTATAACTTTGCTCCACCTATTACTTATGTGTCTTATGTTTCTGAGACACAGAACCCTATCTTAGCCCCTAAGCCTCGTAGTATGGCAAGTCCTAACTATGTGCCTAACTTTGTATTAGGGACAGACCAAGGATGGGTAGGCACTCGCACATACCAGCCCGGTAATATCGTGTATTACACGCCCAATGGACTGTATTATGTTGCTAATACTATGCCTCCTACTGCTCCACCCAATCTTAACCAGAACCCTACTACGGCTTCTTACACAGACCCAGCCACATCCAGAACTACTCTTTATTGGCAGATTACCAGCCCAGATTTGGGTCAGCCCCAAGACCTATCATCTCGCTATTACTGGGTCTATACTTATAGTCATTGGGTTGATTTGGTTAATAAGGCTCTGGATACTGCTAATCAAGCCGTGTATAACTTATGGCATACGGCAGAACCTACTACTGCTCCTACTACCTATGGTGCTTGGCAAGTCCTATTCCCCAGTCCTATTATGACTTACGACTATGCTTCTGGGCTTTTCTCTATCTCCTATCCCAGTGCTTATTATTCTACACAAGCCCCTACCGGCATTACTGGAGTTAAGATGGCTCTGTATCTAAATACGAACTCTGAGGGTCTCTTTGCCAACTTTGACAATGTATATTTGAATAGCCCGACACATCCCACTGGATACGGCTGGACTACACCAGCAACCCCAGCAGTCCTCTATCCCGCTGGATACACCAATCTACAAGTGGTAGAAGTCCAAGGACTAAATGAGAACCTTCTACCAGCCCCAGCAGTCGCACCTCCCCAAGGCTATACTGGGGTATGGTGTCGTATGACCCAGAACTATACAAGCACAAGCACTCTCTGGTCTCCGATTGATAGTATTGTTTTTACAAGCACTCTACTCCCGCTAATGAACGAGCAGACTGCCCCTCCTAACGCTCTTGGAACTCGTAATACCGGCAATAGCACTACGACAAGCCAGAGTGCCTTCACCCCTATTATTACAGATGTGGCTCTGGACTTATCTTCAGACCCATCTGCTTATCGTAAGATGATTTACTACGCTCCGAGTGCCGAATACAGAATGGCAGACTTCCAGAACTCTAAGACAGACATTCGTAATATTGATATTCAAGTATTCTGGAAGAACCGTCTGGATAATGGATTATACCCTATCCAGATGTTTAATCTCTCCTCTGTATCTTTCAAGTTAATGTTTCGTAAGAAGACAATATTGCCTAAGGGGGAGAACGCAAGGATTGAGAACGGTGGTTATTAACTCCTTCCGGCTACAACATTCCTAAAACAATCCATTTTCACTGGATTATTTTATGTTGGTATAGTATATAATGAGTGCTGACATTCAGAAGGAGGCAGTCTTTGA